CTTCATAGCCTCTTTTCTTTGCAGGATAACGGTTGCCAGTGATTCTGCATCAGGGTATTTCACCCCGATCTCTGCGGCCATGTATTCGCCGATTGTGCCGTCAGTTTGAAACTTTTCGGATTCAGTGATCATCATGGGCCAGGAGATCGCCTCCCATTCAGAATAATCGGACATGGCTGCGGAAAGAAAAGACTTGGCGTAATTGGTGAGGGCCTGAAGCTTTTCTGATCTCATGACTGCCAGCCTTTCCGTATCGTAGGAGATTCCGGCTTCAGTCTTAACCCAAGAACCGTCATAGGCATAATGACCGCCCATATAATCAGATGGTATAGTTTCCACCTCTTCAATGGTGTGGGTTTCCGGTGTGCAGAAAGGCGCAGCATATCCAAGGCCAGAAAGCTTCCCGTCAACCCATTCAACATCCCCGATAAAAATCACCCGGTTTGTGCTGTCTTTAACTATTTTCATTTATCCCACCTCGATTCTTTCGGCGTGTAAATATGTCGTTCCGTCAACTCCTTGAAAAACTCTCAGTCCACCAGATGCGTCAAGGGCTACCATGCTGTAATGAAGCTGACCGGCCATGTTTTTTAATTCTGAATCAACCTTGAGAACACAGTCCTTTTCTGTTGCAGCTCCAACTGCTTTTATTTTCCAGATTCTAAAGTCTTTGTACCCATTGCCGTTCGTTGCATTGGCTGCAACCAGGATGGTATCAGAATCAATTGGGGTTGCTGATTCCGGTCTAAAGCTTAGACTTAAAGAATACGGACCAAGATCAAGCTTTTTAATGACCGTCACGGCTGCGCCGGAGATACTGCACAGACTGGCTATCATTTTTACGGGCACGGAAGCATTGATCCCAACAAAACCCCCAAAAATTACACAGTAGCCGGTCCCAAGCATTATGTTGCTTGTCCGGTTAGCGGAATACGAAGAAGTATTTATAACGTTTGAGGTGCCAACAGACAAAGCTGCGCCGTTCCAAGTTACAATATAAGCGTTCGTGTCTTTTGACGAAACGTACATCGTAAGCAAAAAAGTAGCAGCTCCAGCAGCGCCGGAAATAAGCGTTGATCGTGGATGCACTCCAGCCACTAAAAGTGCTGTCTCTGCCGTGTTTGCTGTAAATTCAGTTCCGGTCCAGTTCAGAACTTGGCCCAGTACCCCCGAGTCCTGGTAACTCACAAAAACCAAGGCACTGGTTATAACATTACAAGAGGTGTATGATATCGTTCCGGCATCTTTAAATTCATGAGTATCGAGTACGGAAAGAGTATCCACCCCATCATATTCTATTGCCGCTATATACCCGTCATTATCAGTCCCGGCGTAGGAGATGGCGACAATCGTATCGGAAATTCTGTCACATGAGCCGTGTAAATAGTTAGCCTCATCAAATTCCAAAATATTTGAAACTGTTATATCCGTTCCAGTGTAGGTCAGAACAGCACAGAAACCATCTTCATTCGTACCTTGCCATGCTACAAAAACCTCAGTCGATGTCATTTTACAGGACGTAACATCCGAGCAGTAAATATCAGAGTTGCACGCCGTTTTGATCCGATTCATGATCAAATCAGCACCATCGGCAGCCTTCCATGTTCCGGCAGCCGTGGAGTTATCGATCAGAATTATTCTGCCGCAGCCTTTGGCCTCAATCGAGCAAACGAACGCTCCGCCGTTGCCTTTTACTCCGAAACGATAATTTCCATCGTTCACAAAATAAAAAGAATCGCCCTGCCTCATCGTGGTAGCATCCGGGAGAATCACGAACTTATCCGCAGCCGTCAGGGTAATTTTATGAGACACGGTTGAGGCGGCTGTCAGTGTGATATCATCGGCCCCGGATGTGGTTGTCGCCCCGCCACGTACTGATAAATCAATCTTTTCGTTTCCACCTGGAGAAGTTATTTCAAGATCAATCGACCCGTCATCAGATGTCAGTTTTGTGCTGAGGGTTCCGGGCACGGTGTCGTTTACAGAAGCAGGAACACCGGTACCCACCATCAAAGAAGATATCGCAAGGTCCTGAGCCCGTTCCTTGGCAAGAAGGGAGGCTTCTCCGTCACGGGCGGCCTCAATTTCCGCGTAAAGTTCAATAAAATTGTCATTTGCATCTGTCATATCCTGGCTGACAAGACCGTTTGTCACGTCTTTCCGGGCCATCAAAAACCCCCTATCCTGTTTGAGTGTAAATTTATTTCCCCGAAATAAAGAGGCTTTCCGTTCAGGGCGATGTCCTCAACCCCAACCATCAGAGTCCGGTAATTAAAGTTGATACCGGCCCTGTCAATGTACCGCAGTGGGATTGTGGAGAAATCAGCCTCAAGCGTAGGAACATCACAATCAAGGGTCAATATTTCCGAATCTGCGGGCAGAAGAAACGGGATCGTGAAAAACGATGTCCTGGAATAATCACGGTAGAATTTGAAATTGCAATTCCCGCCGTACCTACCGAAAACCTGGTATCCGATCTTATAGGCCTGGGCCTCTTCAAATACGGTTGATACTGCCGCCGTTATGAATTTATACGTGGCGTCGTTCCCGTCATCTTGGACCTTTGTTTTGTCGGCTTTATAAACCTTCCCGTCATCCGTTCCGATCAGCAGGAACCCGTCTCCATGTCCGAAAGCAGTAACCACGCCATCAAAAGCAAACTGCCATATTCCAGCAGGGCTGTAGGCAGTAGTTTTCCGGCCAGAGTATTTAATATCTTTGGCCCTTGTGCTTATGGCTAAGATATCATCTGTACCGGCCATTTTCAGGAGATAAACTCCCCATTCAGGGTCGTACCCTGCAACGGCTGCCGATGTGAAAAACTCCTGAATTACTGACCTGATATTATCGGCCTGTGATTCCGCTGCGATATCGGAAGATTCCTGGACGGCTGTCATCATGTCAATCCCTGAAGGATGAGCAAAGACAATATTGTCAGGGGTCACGATGATTGATTTATAATCACCGGCCACCTTTTGCATGGTCTGGCTTATTGCCCATGTTGATGGAGTCGTTCCGGTCCTTTGGCCTAAAAACGGTTGGCGGGGTGTCCCGAAAAACCACAGGCCTTTATTCCATGAAGCAATCCCAGATATAGGGTAATTGGTCGATGAAGAATCAATACAGGGCATATACCCGCCGCCATTGGGAGAAGACCAGTCGAGTTGATTCCCGGCATTGCAATACCACGCATATGAGGGGTTTGCCCCGGCAGTTCCTTCGATGCAAATCAGCCGATCATCATGGACAATGCCATACTCAGCTTTTGGGGGCATCCCTGGCTTAAGGCTCAACATTGGAGTTGATGCGTCAACCGCCTTGACATTAACATAGTTTGAGGCATCCCCGCCGGAATAAGTCAAAACAACCTTATAGGCCGTTGATGGGCTCATTGGTGTAGTTACGTCTGCGCTTGTGAAAATGGCCTCGTATTCTTCCCCTTCTGTTTCAGTGGTCAGGTCTGCAACAGTTGTTGAAATGGCCTTTGATGCCATTGTAACCCCGGCAGCGGTCTGGAGAGTTGCCGTAATGGTCCCGGTTGGCGATCCTACTTTGTAAAGCTGTGCATAAACGTGGGTTGGCGGAATTGTGTATCCGGTATCCCATGCCTGAGACGTGAAAGCAAGCTCTACCGCTGTGACGGTCCCATTGCCTAAAGGCTTGTCAGTCGTAGCTGTGGCGGTCCTTTTATTTACCTGATATGGGCTTGTGGCCCCGGTCCCGTTATCATAAAGGATTGATACCGTGGTCCCGTCCCAGGCTTTAATGAAAGAGCCGTCAAAAATTATGAGCAGGCCCATAAATCCAACAAAACGGGCCTGCCCTATCAAGGTTACAATGGCGGTTGCAGTCCCTGAAACATTGCGATACAGCTTTTTGTCTGTGTCGCTTATAATCGTATACCAGGTTGCACCAACCTTGATATCATCCACCTGGACAACATCACCGGTGCATCCTGAGCAAACCAGACTCGTCCCGTTTCTTGTCCTCAAGATTCCCGGGCCGACAATGAGCATATTAAGGCATTCAAAAAGCTGTGACTTGCTCATTTGTTCCGGTTGATATTCTGTCACAAGTCCACCAGGCCAAAGGCCATATCTTATGATTTCGCCTTTTGGCTGTGGTCTTGATGATATACTTTGGGATAATTTTTCAAACATTATGGAGTGAACCTCACATCCTGTTTTTGTCTTTTTCTCAGGATTGACATGCACCGGTCTTGAAATAGCTCCATTAATGCTGCATCAACTGCGGTCCCGTATCCTTCCCGGTTTTTTGCGATGATCTTCACGCCTTCCACAAAGACATTATTAAAAATGTTCTTGAAGGGCATGGCCTCTGTTGTGGCTGAGATCCCTGCAAAGTTGGGGATATATTTTAATTTTATGGTATAGACTGCGTCAGGTATGGGCAAAAGGCCGATGTTCTCGCCTTCCAGGTAATAATAGCCCGGCTGTGCATGTGCTGTTGTTCCTTGTTCTTTTTCGATGATGTGGGCCATCCTATCGGCTTCATCACAAATCTCTATTTCTGCTGAACCGCTGACCCATACTTTCAGTGGGGTTATCAGGTCCCCCATGTCATTATCTGAAAGGTCATAAAGCTCAGTTCCGGCCACCGTCACAAAATCACCGGAACCGGTCTTGACCAGATCGCTTTCATGCTCGGTCAGGATGTCATGGATGAACTCTGCCCATTTGTTGACATATTCAAGGGTCTCTGCGGCTTCCCATTGAGTGGCGTATGCGTTCCTCAGTTCATAATTAAACCGGGTTGTCATGTTTGCAACCGTGCCGGTCCTTGCATCACTCATATAAACACTCCTTGCAGACCAGGTATCCGTTTTGCTTGAACAGATCAGCCCTTGTTTTGGGAGGTTTAAAACACCGGTC